TACGGTATCGTTGCAACCGGCACAGAACCTGTTCGGGTCATGAAAGTGAGTAACTGATGGCTACCTATTCCCCTCCTGGTTCCGCTGGTGCTGGCGCTTCGCTCGAGCCTAGGTTACAGTCGGCTGTGAACGAGGTGCTGAGCTCGTTTGGTGACACGGTGAGTGTTGCTGGTAAGGCTAAGAGTCTTCGCAAGTTCGGTGAACGTTTGACGCTTGGAACATCGTATGAGACGATTGCCGGCCTGCAAGGTGCGGCTGATGAGACGTATGTTTCAACTAATGCGATCACATCGATCGTGTCGAGTTCTGCGAGCGACACTACAGACGTGAAAGTTGAGTATCACACGATCTCTGGGAACGATTTGACGTTCGGTGTGCAGACTGTGACGTTGACGGGTCAGACGCCTGTCACGCTGGGCACTGCGTGTGCCCGTGTGTCACGTATTTACAACGTTGGCGCTGTCGACTTTGTTGGTTCTATAGTGGTCTATGAGGGTGGCGCTGTCACTGCAGGTGTGCCCGACTCTGCTGCTGAGGTGCATGCACAGATTGAAGCGGGCCAGAACACTACTCGCAAGCTTGCCACGTCGGTATCGTCAACGGACTATCTGTTTATCACTGAGGTTGTGTTCACGACTCTTGACGGTTCTAACCTTGAGACCGACTATATTCTCGAGACGAAGGCGACTGATGGCGTGTGGCTCCCGAAGTTTGAGGTTGCTACTGCGGTGCAGGGGTTGACGACGTTCGCTGAGACGATTGATCCTGTGATCATTGTGGCGAAGAATACGGACGTGCGAGTTCGTGCGAAGATGACCTCAGGTTCTGCTGACGTGTCTGGCAAGTTCTCAGGTTATCTCGCAGCGGTGCTTTAATGGCGCTGACGTCGGGCCAGGTGGCTGTGTCCACTAGTGCTGTGCTGATATGTAGGGCTGATGGGGATGGCTCTGTTGTCACGGTGCACAATGACGGTGGTGGTGCCGGTCATCCTGTGTATCTTGGCCCGTCGGGTGTGACGGTCAGCACGGGGTTGCATCTGTCGGGCACCGAGTCCAGCGAGCGTATCAGGCTTGATGCTGGTGAGGCGCTGTATGCTATAGCGTCAAATGCGGTGTCTGTGTCGTTCCTGGCGTTTCACGGGTAGCTAGTCTGTAGGAGGACTCATGACAGAAGCTGAGCGGGTGATCGACTTCATCGAGAAGTTTCTGACCCTGGGACATACGTTCCTGGGTGAACCGTTTAGGCTGCTGCCTTTCCAGAAGGACGTGATCGGCGACATTTACAAGGAGGATGATGACGGTGAGCGGCTGCGCAGGTTGTACCTGCTCGGTCTGCCTCGCAAGAACGGTAAGAGTCAGCTAGGTGCTGCGATAGCGTTGTATCATTTGGTGGCCGCTCCGCATGACCCTAGCCCGCAGGTGATTAGCGCAGCGGCTGACAGGGCTCAGGCTCGCCTGGTGTTTGATGAGGCTCGCCGTATGGTGGATATGTCGCCTGCGCTGTCGGAGATCTGTACCGTGTTACGCACCGAGATCCGGTGCAATATCAACAGGGGAACGTATCAGGCGGTTAGCGCTGATGCAGGTTTGCAGCAGGGTCTCAACCCTAGCGCTGTGATCCTTGACGAATACCACGTACATAAGACTACAGACCTGTTTGATGCGCTGTCTCTCGGTGGCGCTGCACGTAGGTCTCCGCTGATGCTGGTCATTTCAACTGCAGGCTTCGATCTAGGTTCGCCGCTCGGTCGCATGTACATGGCAGGGCTGAGGCTTGACGGTCGTCGCATAAACGGTGTCGAAGAGCGTGGAGAGGACTTCTCGCAGGGGTTCGGGATGTCATGGTATGGCCCGACGATGGAACAGATGAAAGAGGCCGGATGGTCTCATAAGGATCCTGCGGTGTGGGAGGCTATGAATCCTGCTTGGTCGATATTCCCGAACTCTGCTGCTGACTTTGAGGCCGCACTGAAGAGCTCTCATGAGTCTGCGTTCATCCGTTACAAGCTGAACGGCTGGGTGAGTTCTGCTAATGCGTTTCTGCCTGCGGGTGCTTGGGATGCGCTCGTGTGTGACGACCAGCTAGCAGACGGCGACGAGGTTATTCTAGGGTTCGATGGTGCATGGAAGGGCGACAGTACTGCGCTTGTGGCGGTGCGCCTGTCTGACATGTTTGTGGAAGTGCTCGGTCATTGGGAAGCGCCAACGAATGACCCGGACTGGAGGACGCCGGCAGACGAGGTGGAGGCTGCTATGCTTGCGGCGATGTCAAGGTTCACGGTCCGTGAACTAGTGGCTGACCCTTGGCGGTTTGAGCAGTCGCTACTGCGCATGCAGGTGGACCACGGTGCCCCTCTGGTGGAGTTTCCTACGAACTCTAGGGCACGAATGATTCCTGCTACTGGCTCGTTTTATGCGTGCGTTATGGATGGCGGGCTTAAACACAACGGAGACCCTGCACTAGCTAGGCATCTTGCGAACGGTGTGTTGAAGGAGACACCACAGGGCGGTGTGTTAACGAAGGAGTACAAGTCAAGCACACGGCATATTGATATCGCTGTGGCGCTCGTGATAGCGGTCGATCGTGCGCTTAGGTGGCGTGAGACTGAGACGGTCAACTCGGATGACTCGCTAGTTGTTCTGATATGAGAGGTTCAAATATGAATGAGTTCGGTGTGTTGTTGTTGGTGGTGGCTGGCTTGACTGCTATCGCTGTTGGCGTGTGGGCTGTGTTCCCTCCTGCGGTGTGGATCATCGGCGGTGCGCTGGCGCTTCGTGTGGCTGTGCGTGCTGTCGATGAGGCCAGCGAATGATGCGTATCACAGACCTGATCACAGGTGCGCTGTCTGCACGTAGTATCTCGCTGCAGGACATGTTCAACTCGGGCGGCGACCTGTCGATGGTCGGAGGTATGGGGTCACACGCAGGCGTCAGAGTTGGTGTGAAACAAGCGGGGCAGCTGTCTGCCGTGTATGGTTCCTGGCGGATCATCTCTGAGGCCATCAGCACGCTACCACGCAACCTGTACAGCGAAGGCACCGCTGCTGTACCAACGTTGGTAACTCCTCGACCTGCGTGGCTTGACCGGCCTAGCAAGCATGAACTGTGGTCAGAGTTCCTCGGGCAGGTGCTGATGTCGCTGCTACAGGATGGCAACGCTTTCGTGCTGCTCGACTGGTCCGACTTTAACGACGGACTAGCAGCGATGTCTGTGCTAGCGCCTGACTCTTGTGTACGTGAGAGCAAGGAGATCGTCAAGATCACTAACCGTGCGACTGGCACGGTCACGTTGGTGCCCGAGTTCCTATCTGAATCTGGTGCTTCGCTCGAGGTCATGCACCTGCGGGGTATGACTGCACCCGGTTCGCTTCATGGCATGTCCCCGATCGCTGCTTGCGCTGAGACGTTGGGCGTGAGTCTGGCAGCGCAACGTTACGGCGCTTCGTTCTTCAAGAACGACGCCACACCGGGCGGTGTCATCGAGATCCCGCCGGAGGTTAAACTGTCGGACACTGGCAGGGCTGCGACACGTGAAGCGTGGTCTGATCTGTTCTCAGGGCCAGACCGTGCAAAACGGGTTGCTGTGCTCACTGAGGGTGCCAAGTTTAGGACCTTGCAGGTGGCACCCGGTGAGGCTCAGTTCCTCGAGCAGCGCAGGTTCACTGTGCAGGAAGTGGCCCGCATTTACGGTGTGCCTCCGCACCTGTTGCAAGACAACGCAGGAACGTCTGGCTGGGGCACTGCGATGGCTGAACAGAACAACCAGTTCGTTGTGCACTCGCTTCGCCCGTATCTTGAACGGATTGAGGCCAGGTTCACGGAGCTCGCACGGCGTATAGCTGGCGACTCGTCTGTGTCGGTGGTCATCAATGAGGAGGCGCTGCTGCGTGGTGCTACTGCTGAACGCTGGAGCGTGTTGCGGTCCAACGTCGCAGCAGGCGTGATCACAGCTGATGAGGCGAGACTAGCTGAGAACATGGGGCCGCTGCCTGACGGTGCCGGCGCTGTGCCTTGGATCCCGTTAGCGCAAGCACCGAAGGAAGAAACACCCGACAACATTGAACAACCTGCACAGCAGGAGAAGGAATGAGCATGAACATTGAGACACGAATCACTTCGGTTGGCGGTCCGCAGGTGTTCGATGAGCGAACCCTGGTCGGCTACGGTGCCGTATTCGGTAAGCCTTCGCAGGATCTCGGAGGTTTCACTGAGATCATCGAACCCGACGCTTTTAACCGTTCGCTCGGCCACGGTGGCGACGTGCTGTGCTGTGTGAACCATGACCCTAACCAGCTGCTAGGCCGTTCGATGTCTGGCACGATGAAGCTGAGCGTTGACGAAGTAGGGCTGCGCTATGAAGTACAGGTACCTGACACGTCTGTGGGGCGTGACGCTCTGGCTATGGCTGAGCGTGGTGACCTGTTTGGCAGCTCGTTCTCGTTCAGTGTTAAAGCTGCCGGCGAGCGTTGGGAACAAGTCGAAGGCCGGAACGTGCGGTATCTGACAGAGGTCGCACTGTACGAACTCGGACCTGTCGTGTCGCCTGCGTATCTTGACACGACTGTGGCTGCACGTTCATTGTCCAGCTATGTAGATCTGGCGGCAGCTGAGGCTGTCGCAGAGGTAACTGAACTGACCGAGGAGGCGACCCGCTTACGCACTCGCCTGCTCGACTGGTCGGGGCAGCTATCAATTCGGTGACCCGCCAAGCGCACTCACCAAGTTATTGCAAACAGGGCAGATTGCCCGAACTAGTACAGTCGCCGCTTGGCGGCAGAAGAGGACTCATTATGAGTGAAGAAACTAAGCCAGTAAACGAAGAGATTCGTGCTGCGTACGATGCTCGCATGTCAGCTATCGCTGATCTCCGTGCGATTGACCAAGAGATTGGTGAAGGTCCTGTATCGGAAGAACAACGTGCGAAGATTGACCGTGCTAACGCTGCGGTTGACTTGAACGATGAGAAGATTGAACGCGGTTTCCGCAAGCAAGAGCTTGAAGCTCACTCTGCGAAACTTGACGCCCTTGTTGGTGTTCAGGTTGATGCCGGTCAGCGTGACGCAGACGATGGTCTGACTCCTGTTGAGCGTGAAGCACGTGTGCTCCTCCTCGGTAAGGATCACCCTGAGGCTCGCAGTTCTGCACAGTTCAACATGGCACAGGGTGACTACTCTAAGATCGCTCGTCGTGATATTCTCGCTGGTACCACTGGTGACGGCGAAGAGCTTATTCCGGCTAGCCTGTTTGGTCAGCTGTATGTTCAGATGCGTGAAGGTGCGACCAGCATGTTCTCACTGGCCCGTGACGTTGTTACGAGCTCCGGTGAGGCTATGACGTTCCCGACTGTCACGTCGTTCTCGTCTGCTGCGATCATCGCAGAGGCCGGGAGCGTTGGTGAGAGCGACCCTCAGTTTGGCACTGTTGTGCTTGATGCGTACAAGTACGGTCTGAGCATTCAGGTCTCGAGCGAGTTCACTGCTGACAACGCTGTGCCTGGTGCTGTCCCGTGGATCCTTGATCAAGCTGCTGATGGTATGCGTCGGGGTGTTGGCGCTCACCTGATCACTGGTACTGGTTCCGGTCAGCCTAACGGTGTCGACAACGGTACCAACGCTTACGTGCTCGGTGGAGTTATTGCGCCGACGGCTGCGGAATTGATTTCAATTCAGCACGATATTGCTTCGCCGTATCGTCAGAACGCTGTCTGGTTGTTCAACGATGCGACAGTTGCTGATCTTAGAATCCTAGCCGATGCCGATGGCCGATATTTATGGAATCCGAGCATGCAGGCTGGCGCAGCGTCTACCCTCCTGGGTGCACCTGTGTACACTGACAACAGTCTTGCCACAATCGGCGCTAACGCTAAGATCGGCATTTACGGCGATCTTAAAGCTGGCTATCTGGTGCGCACTGTCGGCGGTATCCGGGCAGACGTTTCGCCCGATTTCAGCTTCTTGAATGATCTCGTCACCTGGCGATTCATCATGCGTGCAGACGGTGATATCATTGACAACAAT